ACGCCTGCCTTATCTGCTCCTTTTCCATTTTAAGGGCTTGTTTAAAAATATCTTTAAGATATAATCTTTGGTCAAAATTTAAATGAATTATTATTTCATCATTAAACCATTCAACTGCCGTTTGTTTCATAAATCGTATTTTTTTCGGTTATCAAATTCCTTTTTAGTAAAATAATATTCAGTAAGCATTGCAGCATTGGCTTGCAGGTGTGCAGCATGGAGTAGCCCTGATTCTCCGTCAATGTCCTCTCCCAGCCTTATCGATTCCAAGTGCCTCATTGCACTGGCTATCACCTCTGTCCATGGCATACCTTTCTCCCAGTTACCCTCCGGATATTTACCAAGTGCCTGTGTCCATACTTTGGCATATTCTTTATTAGCTAATGGTGGAATAAGATCATATCGTATTTTATCAGAGTTATAACGAAGTCCTCTTACTTCATCGTATTCTTTTACAGCTGAGTTCATTAATTCATTAACATTAATTATCATATATGAAATGCTTTTAAAGAGTATTGAAAACAATTAGAACGCAATTTTAATTCACACAACATATCCATAGCAATCTGCATTGTTTCAAATTGTGTATCTCGTGTGATTCTTAGCTTCCAAAAGTTGATGTAAGCTAATAAACTGCCAGTCCAAATAAATGTTGTTTCTAAATTTAATGGCAAAATAGTGCGCGCTTGTTCCTTTGCTACTCCCAGCTGCAACAGTTCATGGTAAGCAGTAGAGCAATAATTAATTACAGCATCTTGTATCATTAGTGCTGCATCATTATCGTACATCTCTAAATGTCCTTGGCTGCCTTGCTTACTACTTTTGCTCTGTAATCTAAAGTCTTCTATCTTATAATAGTTATCCTGGAAGTCTACATATCTGCCAGAAATACTATTAGCAGTCAATCCTACCTGGTGCTTAAATAACTGCCTTTCCACAAAGATAGGGCAGGTGATCCGGTACTGTAACTGTGGATGGCGAAAGGGAGAAGTATGGTTGTGTTCTGCAAGGTATTTTATCAGCTTTGCATTCTGCTCAACCGTGTAATTACTGGCTTCTTTGCCGAAGGACACACGGGCAGCATTGGCTACCATGTCATCGTTGCCAAATGTGTCTAAAAGTTCTACTTTCATTTGTTTTGTTTTTATCATTTTGTTGACGTCAACGAAATGGTTTAATATTACTTGTGTACAAAAAGCAGCAAGGGCGGGAATCGAACCCGCATAGCTTCCGCACTCCTGCGCTGATAGTTTTTTGTTTAACGTCAGGATTCATAAACCTGATTGCAGTTTTTTGCGTCTACCAATTCCGCCACCTTGCTTTTTATTTACCATTTAACCCAATAAGTTCTATTTAACCAGCCAAACCCGATTTCATTTGTACCGTCTTTATATTTTCTATAAGTAAGCATTGGAAATATCAACCATGATTTATCTTTTTCCATAATTACAATTTTAGTAGCAAGGGCAGGATTCGAACCTGCATGAGCAACATACTTGTATTTACAATCTCCATTATTAAAACCCAGTACCCAAAGGCATTAAACATTACTTAGCTGGCGTTTATCTTGCTCTATAATGGTCATTTCAATTAGCGTTTACCAATTCCGCCACCTTGCTATTTGCCTGTCTATTCCAAGCTGTCAATTCATCCTCTGACGCAGTTAAATGTGAATGAAATGCTTAATTGATTAAGTAAATCACCTAACTCCGAGGTCTGCAAATATCTTTATGTTGCCATATGGCTAACTAATATTCTTTCCTGTCTAAAGCTACTAAGCAATGTTCTGTAATTATCAGATGTGACAAGTAGTAACTTTTGCACAGCTCTGCACTGTTCAAAGATAGCTGTGGCTTTAGGATACTTTCCTTTAACGTAGTAATCTGTCAAAGTAGAGGAATGTTTTATTCTTTTATACTCCTCCTCTGGCATATCGCGAATGCAGATCATCATCATCTGGGCAAAGATACTTTCATTCATTCCGCTTATCACTGTGTACCTGGAATAGTAGGCAGATAACTGTCGTAGGTATTCGTCGCATTCATCCAACATCTCTGCTGATGGTGCAGTAGTTATCCAGGCATTTACTTCTTCGCAGAAAGCCTGTATCTCTAACATCTTACTATTCCACTCCTTCATCTTTTACTAATATAAGTGTGACTGTCTTTGTTTTCTCTTCTGCTATACCGGTGGCTATTTCTTCCTTCTTCATTGCCTCTATTTCACATTCCTTATCTAATATATTTTTAGAGAATGAATAAGACTTTCTTTGGTATGTGGAATAAGATACTAAACTACCATGCACATCCATAGCCATTTTATTATCTTTCAATAAATCAATTAAATCACTTTTTATTAATTCCTTTTTTGTTTCCAATTCTTTTAACTCTTTTGTAATCTCAGCATATTTGAAAAATCTTTCACCTATTGCACTATTTTGATATCTTTCGTATGCTTCACTTATCTCTTTCGCTGCTTTCCTTATTCTTGCCTCTGTGGCAGTTAATTCTTCAGTATTAAATACATACATAAAACTTTCATGTTCACCAGCCCATGACAATGTTTTACCTTTTAACTTTGTCTTCCAGTAGCTGATCACAGAGGTTGGCATTACTCCGAATTTGTACCAAAGTATTAAAGAGTAAGTCTGCATTTGCAAAGACTCTTGCAGTCTCTGTGTTGACCAGGGAGCAGTGCCGGTCTTGAAATCTATAACCATTTCAAAATCTTTAGAACAATTATCTATATATCCTAACATTTTGAAATCTCCAAAATCATGTTCTAATTTGTATTCTACATAAGGATAAATCAAAGTCATATCTAAAAAGCCTTCTGGAAAGTTAAAATCTCTTTGCACACCTGCCGCATAATCTTCTATGTCTTTTGCAAATTGTTTGCCAAATTCAAGGAAAGGAGAGGGAGGATCGGGAATGCCGATAAAGTATTTCTTTTGGTATGCAATGGGATCGCTTTCCCAGAGATTAATCTGTGATACAGATAAGTGTTCTTTTGGTAATTTAAGCATAGTAGTTGTTTTAATTTTTAAAAAAGTGCCAGTGCAGATACTGGCACATATAGAGTCATTCATCTCAATTTTTGAAACACTTGTATAAAGATAGTAGAAGTTGCTGCAGTTGCATTGTCATGTGGTATCTCTGCCTCAATTAATTTATTATAAATGTCAATGTATGCCTGTGTATAAATAGAAGATATTTCAAAGGCAATAGCTGCAAGGTCAGGCTTCTCTTTATCTGTATCTTCCATTGATGCCAATGCCTGCTGTGTCGTTGGCTCGCTTTGAACATACTTTAATTTACCTTTATCATCTATGACATCTATTACTTCTCCCTGCTTTAAACTCTGTATCGGATCGCCAGGCTTTCCATATATTCTTGCTTCCTTGCCATCGGCAAAGACAACGAGGATGTTAATGGATGGGCCATATTGTCCTTCTCTTGGTGCGCCTGCACTATATTTAACTTTGGCTTTAGTGATTGTCATAATAATCTTCTCTTTGAGCGTCTAATCTTTTTAATTCTTCTTCTTCTGCCCAATTTTGCAACTGCTGGGCAATCCATTCAAAATCTATTGCCTGTGCCATTATGCTATTAAATAACACTTGTTCTTTTGGTAATAGATCATTAAAATTAAACAGTGCGTCAATAGCCTTGCTTATGCCTTCATCGGTAATGTCACGGAGGGCAAGGTGATTATCTACAATATAATCTAAAATGTCTTGGGATGCCTGGTTCATTATTTTCTGTGTTCTTCGTTAAATACTATTGTTTTTTGCAAATACTCAACTGCAGTTTTATGTAAAAAAGCGTGAGAACTATTACAGCGCGTATAATCTTGTTCGTTTACCGGTAGTTGGTTAAGTTCGTATAAAAATTCCTCGTAAACTTTTACTCCATTTTTGTCAAATAGATTACTCACAAGGGTATTAATACAACATTTTGTAAGAATACCTACAATTTTTTCATCTCTTTCTTGTGGTGTCATGATGTTTTGTTTATAGTGATAAAAAATAGGGCAGTTGATGGACTGCCCTTTAAATTAAAATGTAGTTAAAACTTTAAATGTGTATGTATTAGCCCAATTATTCATAAATGAATTACATTCTTTTTTTGAACGAAATACGCGTAAGGATACTTTGTTTGTTGTCTTGTTTGTTAAAATAACTTTCTGATTCATGATGTTTGTTTTTTGTTGTGATGAATGCTTTTGTCTTGTTGACCTTTCAAAGATACAAATAAAATAAATACAATGTATATAAATTATATAAAAATATAAAAATAATTTAAAAAAAGTGTGAGGTCAACTCCCCACACCTTGTAAACACATTTTAAACCAGTTACTATTTCTTTAACACCTTCCTCCATACTGCCAGTTGCTGGGCAATAACGGCTGCTCTCTTTGTATTGCCCTGTTCTATTTTCTTTGCATGGCTTCTGATGGTCATAAGATCCTTGCTCTCTGGTGGTTCTTTCAATGCTATGGCCTGTGCTTCCTCCCATAATGCTCTTTTTTCTCCTTCCTGGTATTCTATCATGCCAAATTGAATACACATATCATACCAATATAATGGCACTGTGGTGTAGTCTTTCCCTTTAAATTCCTTTAGCATGGTTGGAAAGTTGGCATATAGTTCCTCCCTTGATTTCCTTGCCTTTTCTTCCATGTTGGCATTGTGCCGAAGGGCAGCAACTTCGTTGTCGTGAGCTGCAATGATCTTCCTCCGGTAAACAAGGTAGGCATTTAGTATTTTTCCTATCGTGTGCATATTTGCCTTACCATAAAATTTAACATCATCATCCAGGTCAAGGGACTGGGCAGCGAAGAGGCGGAAGGCAATTTCAATTTCATTGGCAGCTATCTGCCCAAAGGTTTTTACTATTTCTTTTGTAACTGTTGAATAAAATGTCAGATCACCATCAATGCCATACACTGGGAAGATACTGCTGATAACATTGAGTACATTTCTGAATGCGTCTTTAGGCTCAATGTTGGCTATCCTGTTAGGCCTTGCTTCAATGATGGTTTTTTCATCCTGGTTTTGCGGTTGGTACTTTGCCAGATTCATCTTTCTTTTTTTTGTTTTGTTGGTAATATTGTTTCATTCTTTCTTTGTGGTGTTCCATGTTTTTATCAATCCACCTTCTACATATATCTATCTTCTTTCTTTTTTTATCATCATCCAGAAGAAAATACCATATTTTATGCCGCTGCCTTTTGTTCTCATTGTGCTTTTCCCTCTGTTCATCTGTCAATGAGGCATATCTTTCTTTTATTCGCTGTATTATCTTTTCTTTGTTCTTTTCATAATATTCCTTTTGCCATCGCTTTCTTTTCTCTAATTTATCAGCAGGTATGTTGTATTTCCAGTTGCTTGCATAAGTATTAATTTTCTCCCTATTAGCTATTCTATACAGTTTAAAATAATCGCGCTTTTTCTGCTTTTCCTCCTCTGTCATATTCGCGCGCTTATTCCTTTGATAATTCCTTTGATATTCCTTTAGTTTTTCTCTTTTTTCTTCCGGTAAATCTGTGTAGTTCATTTGCTTTGTTTTTTTAGAAAGTAATAAAATTTTTGTTTATTCCTCTGATATTCCCTGTGTTTTTCAATTTGGTCCGGTGTGCGTTCAGCATATTTCTTTCTTTTGTAAGCGTTGTTTTTGTCTCTAAATTCCCTCCATTCTTCAAATGTCATATTATCTCTCCTATTTTGCATATACGCTTTCATGTATGCGTTGTATTCCTCCCTACTCTTCATAGTGTTCTAATTCGTGTTCTACTTCTGTCCAATAATAATATGTCTCATTGAAATCTTCTGTTGGATGCTTATCGTTTAATAATGTGTTTACCGCAAACAGAGCGCAGTGCCTTGCCAGGATAGATACAAGGATCTCTTGTCCAAGTTCTCCTCCGATGTCCTGGATGATGTTGTGGTAATGGTTGAAAAGTTCTTTCGCCTTTTGTTTGGGTGATTGTGTCATAATGTAAATTCATTTACTAATTTGTCAATCTCCTCCTGCCTTTTCCTTTCCTTTGCTATCGGGTTGGCATACATAAATTTAGTATAAATGTTATTTGCCTGGGAGTAGATGTTGCTAATAGTGAAATTAGCCTTTAGCCACTTATCGCTTATCTGCCATGCAGCCGTTGTAAACATTGTGACCATGTCCTCTGGTGCCTGTTCACTGGCACTTACCTTCTTTAGCCATGCTACTAACTTTTTACAGTTTGAACCATCCTTTGCAGTCATAATGTAATTGCCATTGTCAGAGGGATAGGTAACACCGGCTAAGCGTTCATAGGTAGAGGCGAAGGCGGAGAAACAGAGGTAGGTTTCCGAAGGCTCTCTTTCTTTTTCTCTTTTACCGGAAATTTTCTCTTTTTCTTTTTCACCTTGCTCATAGGACAGAGAATCATGGTAAGATTGGCGGGAGAAAGGATTTTTAATTTCTGTTTCAAAAGGCGGTGAATTTTCAAATTCACAACCTACTAATACTTCTTTGTTGTTAATACTTCTATTAGCTAATACTTCAAGGGGCTTCTGTCTTGAAGGTGTCCCCCCTTCAGTGGTGAAGGTGTCCCCCTCTTCATCAGTGAATGGGGAGGTATCCAAATTTGACATATTTTTACCTGTTACAAACACACCAATGTAATCAGATTCTATTCTATAAAGGTTAGATGTTTGGCTGCCATCTGCTCTAAATCTTTGCTTAACGCTTATAATTTTCTTAGCTACCAATTCATTTTTAACTCTTAAAATTTTAGATTCTGAAAATTTACTATGCATTATTAGTTTTTTGTTTGAAGGAAAACACATTTTATTCTCATTCATAAAATTAACTATCTGGCAGAGTAGGTAAAGTTGGTCAGGTGTTACCTGATTTAAAAGCCTTGTATCTATGTTTATCATATTATTTATTGTAATGCTAAATATTTTTTTCCGTAAACATAATCCTCAGGATTACCATTGCAATTTTTTAATGCGTGTTTTATAAATATATCAGTACCTAATACTTTATCAGTAAGTATTTCACTCATTAAAACAGAAAATAATAATACTCTAAGTAAATGATATGGGTACATTTTATGACAATTTAAAAACTCATTATAAAAATGATAAAATCTTTCGTTTTCTATACTATAATTTTCTGTAATAAAATCACAAAAATTATTATTTAATTTTGCAAATCCTTTAGAAAATTTGCCAAAACCACTTGATATAACACATCCCCATCCATATGATATTCCATCAATAAAATAAATTTCTTTATGAACTTCCCTTGTAATATTATTATCTATTTTTTTATTAATAATTTTTTCATTATACAATAAATTGTTATTTGATTTTAAATATATCAAATTATTATTTTCAACATTTTCATGTCTAAATTTCTTTGACATAAATGATTGTATTTCTTGCAAATCACTTTTAGTTAATGAAAACCATTCTTTAGTTTTCCTACTATTTTTATATTTATGTTTTAATTGTTTTTCTGTAATAATATTAAAATCGCAATAACATACAACTTCAAGATGAGTTAACCATGTATTACCATTTTTACATCTTTTATAAACTCCTTCTATATCTCTTGAAAATCCAAATTTATACGCACCTATAGTGCTGTTATCTCTGTTTTGTGTAAATAAAACGTAAGTATATTTATTTTCTGTCATAATCTATAAAATTAATAAAGCCCATAAAGGCACTACTCTTTACGGGCTTATGAGGTAAATGATTTCCTCAAATACCTTTTGCTGGGTAGTGCTTCCTGCAAAAAGTTTAATCAAATATACAAAATTCTTTTTACTTATTTCTTTTGTTTTTTAATAATAAAAAATTAACGGTGTGTTTTAACACCAAGATACGAGGCTCGTTACAACCTACGTGCGACACCCTATAACGATATTCCCAGGATGCTGACTTTTTGTCCGTACGCTCCCATTATTTCAGGGACAACTCTTTAAAAGCTGGCTACTTTCAAGCCTACTTACCGTTAATTATATTTTTTAATCAAAAAATATACAAAATTTCTTTTAGATATTATTCATTTTCATTAAATTTCATAATTAAAGGCAAATCACAAACTAAAGAAAAAGCAATAATTTCTCCCTCTGGTGGAGCATACATATAATTCTTTGTTTCATCGCAATATCTAAATTCATAAATAGGTTCTGGAATATTATCTCTTTCAATGTAAATACCTGTTGCAAATTGTAAAACGTTTTCATCTTCTGATTCATGTTTTATCAATAACATTAAATCAACCATATCACGCTGCAAATCTTCAGATTTTGACCAGTGAACGACTTGAGAAACTGGAGTAGTTTTTGGGTCATGCCAAATAATTACATGTTTAAAAACATTGTGTTTCCCTATAATTTTCGGTTCTTCTCCATATTTAGCTTCATAGCTTAAAAACTCTTCATTCCAAATTTCATTCATGTTAATTTTCATATTATTTTGTTTTTGTTTTCCCTTTTTTTTTCCACGGCGGATTCCCAAGTGCGCTTTGCATTTCCATGTATTTTACAATGGCTGGAGGAGTTTCGTATGTCAAAACTTTGTCAAGGGATGTTTTGATGAAGTTTTCCATTTACTAATCTTTTGTTAGGTATTTAATTTTTTCACCATTTTAGTAATTTCAGTATTTGACCTATTTAACCATTCTGCGCCAAATCTTAAATGTTCTGCATTATAAAAAGGGTGATTATTTCTAACACATATATAATTTAATTCAGTATCTAAAGAAATTGAAATATCATCTAAATCAATAAATTCATAATTGTCTGGCATGACTTCATGAAAAATTAAGCATATTTCATACACCTTTAACCTTAATATAATAAATTCGTTAATCATATACATTAGTTCTTTTCGTTTAACTGTTTAACATTCTCCATTTTCCCCTCCTCAATAAATCCACTGCCCTGACTACCTCCTACTATCTTTAAATACTGATTCTCTACAGAGGCAGAGTTTATAATAGTCTGGGCAACGTTGGCAATGACCTTTGCTTTTTCAAGGTCATAGTGGGAGTCGGGGTCGCTGAGTTCTTCGAGTACAACGAAAAGGTGGTTGCGGAGGTCGCTTATTTTGTTTTTCATCTGATTACTATTTATTTTGGTTTACAAATCTTTTAAAACAATCAATTAAACTATCCTGCGATGTTCTGCCATATCTGCGTTTATCATCGCCAAACATTTCTAATTTATACTGTAAATCGTGTAGTTTATTAAATACACCTAACTCTTTAAACTCTTTAAATTCATTAACTACATTGTACTTATACTCATTTAATGCTTGAGCTAATATGCGAGCTTCATCTTTGGTAATTCTCATTTTTGTTTTTGTTTACTTTTTAAAAATACTTGATATAACTCTGACATCTGCAAAGGTTTGTTGTATAAATCCTTCATCCATGTTCCTTTTATATAACTTAGGAAATATTCTTCTTTAGCAATCCATAGGCTAAATTCATCCAATAGTTCATTACTCATTTTATTTTGTCTTTAATCTGGTTTACCAAGATTTGCACTTCTTTTAATTCCTGTGGCAATTTAGCATGGTTACGATTCAACACAGCCAAGTCCTTCCTGGAAACAAGGCAGAGGTTGTTGATGTCATCATTTAACCTATCACCATCCATTTTAAACACTACCATGCCTTTGGGCACAGGGCCATGCACTTGTTCCCAGTTGTAACGGGAAACAGCCATCCATTTGTGATTAGTGTATTTAATCTCATTGTATCCATAATTGCATCTCAATGTACCTATTGGCTTTTGATTGTGAGGTTTATTACCTTTTACAAATGTGGTTACAATCTTTGCTCTGTGTTCGGGAGATAGCTTCTTTCCTTTGTTCCAGGGTGTGCTGCCTTTTTTAAAACAATTTATTCTTTCCCGATCTTTTGTCCATGCTCTTAAAGATATTTTTCTGTAATGCTCAGTTATGTATGCTCTATTTTTAATTAAACCAAGTTTGTGAGCAACGACAGAAATAGAACTTACAGAATGATTTAAAACTGCTTGTAATTCCTTGGTTGGCTTAAAAGGAAAGTTATTTTTTATGTACTCTATTTCTTCTGGAGTATATCTCTTTTTACTTACCTTTTGCATGATTCTCATTCTTTTTAAATAACAATCCCCAGGAACACACATCAGTAGCATCTTGTAAATAGTCAAAGCCATGCTTTTTAAACAATGCTATCCATTCGTCTTTTTGCTTAATGTTTATATGTCCCCATTCAATGTCCCATTCTGGAATAGTAGATGTAAAAGGAGTAGATGTAAAATAAAAATACTTATTACAGGCTTTGTATAATTTAGGCAAAACAGCATTTAGTTCTCCATCTACCATGTGTTCAAAGACTTCAGTAGAATAAATAGCATCATACTTACCAGATAATTTAAACTTATCTTTTGCTAAAGTATATTTAGATGGCTCAATACCTTTACTTATAGCAAAGTCTCTTTCATAAGGATTAATATCATAGCCAACATAATTATATAAACCGATCCTTTGGCAGGCAGATAAAAAGAAACCTAACCCACTACCAAACTCAAACACACTTTTGCAGCCCATTATCTGCAATGTTCTTGCACCATTAATGTGCAGATTTACAAGTGATTCATAATTACGCGTTGTAAAGCCAAGTTCTACTGATTTGTCAAAAAAGAATTTGTTATCAATCATTGTATTTGTTTCTTTCTCTTAAAAAATATTTATATAAACCGCTTAGTGTATTATATTTCCAATTATGACATACACTTTCCAAGCAATTATTTTCATTATTAAAAATAAATTTTTTGTCGTAAATAAATTTACCAAATTCATCCATAATATCAAATTCAAACTGTTTAGCTTTATTAAAAGTATTTTCTACGCTTTGATCCCAATCATAGCATTCTTTGAAATCCATTTCAAGCCATTCAACAGGTGTCATTTTTGTTATCTTAATCATTTTAATATTCCATTTCGGGGAAACTGGCTTTAACTGTCCAGTATTCTGTTGATAAATTAGACCTTACTTTCCACAGATTACTTGTGTGGTATCCAGACTTATAAAAGCATTTACAAGTAGCATCTACTATCTGCTTTGCGCTCATGCCTCTGTTGTATTTACTAAACACAAATCTCTTGCAATTCTTATATCTCGGTAAGTTTAAAACATCTGCCCAACCTTGCACCATGGCATTGTAGGAAGAGAAAGCCTGGAAGGCGCAAGGTATCTTTTTACCATTCTTGTAGCAATCATCCATCGCATTCATCTTCTTACCGGTGCCTCTGTATTTAATTCCACCAGGATTAAGTGCCTTTGCCATCAACTTACTTTCTATTCCGGCATTGGTAGCCTCAATGATAAAGAAGGCATAGATAACAGAGATAGGAAGATCTGTTTTCTTGTGCATCGTGTAAAAAAAATCTTCATACATAAAGCCTAACCAAATTCGTCTTAACTCTACCAGACTTTTATTCTGTAATCTTCTAAAGCCTTGTTCCTCTAAAAATACTCTTAACTCCTCTGTATCCATGTTTTTTATCTGCTTACCTGGTAGATTATTCATATCAATAGTCTCCCAATTATCTTGCGGATATTCGTTTGCAGGATTAGGAGCTGATACCTTTGTAGCTTTGTAGCCTTGTCCAACAAGGGAGATGAACACGGAAGAAACAATCATAAATAAAAGCAAATAGCCTTTAATTTTTGTTTTAGTTGGTGTGATGGGAGTTATTATCTCCCATTCGAAAGTGTTTTTTTTCATACTGATTTGTTTAATGTTTTATTAAAATGGTAAATCACCATCCATGTCAACCTTGCCAACTGGAGGCATCGTGGTTAATGGTGTAGGTTCTGCGGTAGGCTTTCCACCAAACTCAAGGGAAGTCACGCGGCAATTAATAACAGCGGCTGGCTCTCCATTCTTTTGTGAATAAGCATTAACTCCACCACTTCCTTCAACTACTATGTAAGTGCCTTTAATAATGAATGGCTTTAACTTTTCTCCTCTTTCTCCCCAAATATTACAACCTACCCAGATTGTTTTCTCTGATGGATTAGGGCCATACACCTTTTCAGTGTGAGCTACACTAAATGAACATACAGTAGTGTCACCAACGCTTTTTAATTCAGCGTCTTGTCCTACTCTTCCCGAAACGATTAATTTTATCATAAAAATTTATTTTTTGCAAAGTTATATATTTATTATATATTTGCAACATAAAAAATAATAAATATGGAAAAAATTATGTTGGCTAAAAAGAAAGGTGTGTTATTAAGTGATGATATTCACGAAAAGCTACTGAAGATACAAATTGATATTTCTTACAAAACAAGGAAAAGAGTATCACTTGAAAAGACTATTGAACACGTTTTAGATAGTTATAAGAAATGAAGTTAACCACATTCACATCATCTAAAAGTCAGGCAACTGATTATTATCGGTCACTTGGCCCATTTACAAGGTTAGCTTTACAGAAGAAATTTGAACACGTTATTTGTCAACAGGAAAGAGCGCAGTGGCATGACATTTACAACACTGATATTGTCCTAATACAACGACCTAACTCAACTGCATCACTTGGAATAATGGCAGATGCGAAAAGGATGGGAAAGAAAGTTATTATTGATTTTGATGATCATCTGTTGGATGTGCCAGAGGATAATCCGGCTAATCATTACTTTGCTAATCCACAAGTGCAGAAACAAATACAAGATACTTTCCTATTTGCTGATGCTGTCATAGTATCTACAAGAAAGTTATATGATTTGTACTATCCTATGTGCCAGGGAAAGATACCTATGTTTGTCATACCTAATGGCTGGAATCCTACTGACTTACCAATGTTTGAAGTAAAGGAAAGACACACACCTACAAGGTTTGTATGGAGAGGAGGATCAACACACTTTGCAGATTTACATACTATCAAGGCTGAAATAAATCAGATGATAGAGATGGATACAGAAGTTACTTTCTTTGGCTTAAATAAGTTTATGATGTATGACTTAAACAAGAAGGCTATTAATGTTGATTGGTCTTCTATGTTTGTTTACTTTACATTTATGCAGCGTATAGAAGGTGACTTTGGATTCTATCCATTAGTTCGTAATGATTTTAACTTATCTAAAAGTAATATCTTTGCCATAGAGTGTATCGCTAATGGTATGCCAGTATTAGCAGATCATTACTTCCCAGAGTTTAATATACCTGGTGTTATACATTATGATAATCCTACACAGTTTTTACAATTAGTTACTGATATAGTTAATGGCAACATTGACAAAGCAGCAAACGTTAAAGCAGGAAGGAGTTACGTTAAGGAGGTGTTGCATATAGACTTACTGAATAAGAAACGATGGGAGATATTAAAAGGGATATAGATGCCATACATAAGCAAGGGAATAGGTAGTATTATACACAAAGCTAAGATGCAGCGCACACCAAGTGGTGAGCAAGGCAGTTATAACAACGCATGGCATAAGATGAGTAAGGCTTATCGTCGTGCTAATCCATTATGTGAATGCTGTATAGTATTAGGTATTATGACTGACATAACACCAGGAGATTACAAGGGATGCGTGGATCACATGATACCTATCACGCGCAATGGTTCGATGTATAATCTAAACAATCTATTAGCATTGTGTAAGTCTTGTCATGATACTAAGTCTATCAATGAGAAGACATCCATTGCACCAGTTACCTTGCATATAGACAGCGATGGCAAGTATGTACCTGCTGACAAGGCACAGGTCATAGCATGGTTAGCGGACAAGGTGCGGAAGAGGGCAGAGATCGAGGGAGGCATGGAGTGACGCGCGGGGGTCAAAACTTAGGAAAGCACAGGATAATCGTTGCGTCAAAATTATCTCGCACTTGCGCAGGCTCAAAAGGGGGGTTAATAAAAAATTTTATAAAGTAAAATAACATGGCACAAAAGAGCATAAAGACAAAACTACTTCAAGGCACCTTGGAGAAATCACGCGTTAAGACATTCACTCCCGGTGAAATCGGTGATCCTATGTTCAACCTTGACGCAGGCGAGCAAAGAATCTACAACAGAATCCGTGAACACCTTCACCTTCACAAGGCTGGAAAGCAAGTTGATGAGATTTACCTTTCAATAGCAGCGCGTGCTATTGGTCATTTATTGCATAATGCCGAGATATTGAGCAAAGATGGTGCAGTTATGGTGCATCCTAATGGTGCAAGGCAGGTAAGTGCCGAATGGACAGCATTTAAGCAAGGTTTTGAGTTATTTCTTGAATTAAGCAAGACTTTAGGGCTCGATCCGAAGTCACGGTTAACTTTAGAATATTTCCAGGATGGTAGTGGAGATGAAGAAGATGAAATTGCTAAACTTCTTAAAATGAATTAAAAATGGAAGAAATTAAAGACATTGCCATCTCCATCTTTGCCTCTGCCGTTGCTCTGGCACTGATCTCCGTGCCGGTGTACATAATGTGGAATTGGTTGATACCTAATATTTTTAATCTGCCATACATTGACTATGTTGAGGCATGGGGATTAATGGCATTTGCAGTATTACTAAATAGTATTTTTGGATTAACTGTAAAGTCTAAAAAAGATAAATGAAATTTATTGAGGATGTTGTTAGTGGGAAGTTATTGTTAGGCAACTATGCAAGGTTGGCAGTTGAACGGCATCTGAATGATTTAAAAAACAAAGATTGGGAATATACCTACTCCGAAGCTCACGCAAATAGGGCTTTCGGCTTTATCTCTGCTTTACGACATACCAAGGGAGAATTTGCTGGGCAAAGGTTTAATATCCAACCTTTCCAGGAGTTTTTTATTAAAGTATTGTTTGGATGGCAGAGAAAAGATGGAGGCAGACGCTTCCGCAAGGCATACCTTGAAATAGCAAGGAAAAACGGTAAGACAGAATTAGCTGCTGCCATTGCTGTGTATTGCTTCCTATGTGACAATGAAACTGGAGCGGAGGTGTACACAGCTGCGACTACGAGAGATCAGGCTCGCATTGCATTTGATACGGCAAAGGTGATGCTTAAATCACTAAAGGCAGATTCACGCACATTTAACAAGTTAGTTAATGTATTAAAGTATAATTGCAATGTTCCATCTACTAATTCTAAATTTGAGGCAGTTGCCTCGGAGGCAGATACACTGGATGGACTTAATCCACACTATGCAGGAATCGACGAATACCATTCGCATAAAACAAGTGACGTATTAGAGGTAATGGAGACAGGTATGGGTTCGAGATCACAGCCTTTACTACTTATTACCACTACTGCTGGATTTAACCGTGAATCACCTTGTTACCAATTTCGCAAGGTAATGGTTGACATATTAGAAAATAGGAAAGTAGATAATAGCGTTTTCCCTTTGCTATTTTGCCTGGATGAAGGTGATGACTGGCAGGATAAAAAGAATTGGACTAAAAGCAATCCTAACCTGGGAGTTACTCCGTATATTAGTTACATGGATGATCAGTATCAAAAGGCATTGAACGAAGGAGCAGCTAAGCAGATACAATTTATGACAAAGAATCTAAATGTATGGACAACTACTTCCAGTGTTTGGATATCTAACAGTTATATTGAGCAAACAAGGTTAAAAGTAGATGATGACATTCTATATAATAAAAAATGCTTTGCTGGGTTAGACCTTGCCTCTACTCGTGACATTGCAGCCTTAGTGCTTTGTTTCCCTGTGCAACAAGGACTTGATAAGCCACATATTAAATCCTATTTCTTTTGTCCAGAGGATAACGTAAGGGAGAGATCGCTATCTGATGGAGTGCCTTATGTACAATGGGCGCAGGATGGAGATATAATAATGACAGAAGGTAATGTTACAGACTATGACTTTATAAAAGCTAAAGTAATTGAGTTAACAGTAAAGTATAAAATAGAGTGTATAGCGTTTGATAGATGGAATGCATCACAATTAGTTATACAGCTGACAAATGATGGTGCTAACATGAAGCCTTTCGGTCAAGGTTTTATTTCAATGTCTGCTCCAACAAAAGAGATAGAGAAGATGTTTTTATCCAATGAGATTACTCATGATGGTAATCCAGTAATGGAATGGATGATGACAAATGTAATGCTTAGATTTGATCCGGCTGGAAATATAAAGATAGATAAAGCTAAGTCAACAGAGAAGGTAGATGGGCCGGTTGCTATGGTTATGGCTTATGCTCAAATCATGGTTGAAGATAGACCTACGATCTACACATCTGGCGAACGTGAACAAGGATTATTAATGTTGTAATGTACCTAATTGAAAAGCTAAAAATGTCAATTATGGAGATATTAATGAAGAAACACGAGTATGCCGAGCAAGTAAGGCAAATTAATTGTACAAGTGGTTATTTTCACAGATTTTACGAACTTGTGAGCGATTATCCCAGGCATGAGGATGCTTGGCAGAAATTAGAGGAGGAAAGAGGTGAGTTAGGTCTTGATGAGAAGTATAGTAGCTATAATTCTTTTCGAAAGGCAAAGAAAACATACATGGACATTAGGTTTGTTTAATTTGTTACTGTAAGTTGTATTTTTCATACTGATTTTGTTTATTTTTACCGCATGGCAATACTTGATACCATGCGGTCTTTTTTTTCTACGAAGCGAGGTTCGATAGAAAATCCATCTACACCTATAAATGGAGACACTTTAGGTGCATTGTTTCAGCGTGGCAGTGCTGCTGGTGTGGCAGTAGATGAATATGCAATCATAGGTCTTCCTGCCTTTTATCGTGCGACACAAATTCTTGGAGGTGTAGTAGCTTCTATTCCTTTTGATATTATTGAGAAATTAAATAATGGAGGAGTAAGAATAGCAGTAGATCATCCCAACTACAAAATAGTTAGCAGAGAGCCATCAGAGTTATATACTTCTCATACTTTTTATAAAACTATGGTTCTGCACTATCTTGCACATGGTGCATTTTACGCAGTAATCAATAGAAATACTTTAACTAATAGAGTAAACAGTCTTACTATTCTAAATCCAACAAAAATGGAGATAGGATATAATAGTAGGAATGAATTAATTTTTAAGTCTAAAGAAACTAATAAAACATATAAGGGAGAAAATATACTTTACATTCCCAATCTTGCATGGGATGGGATTAAGGCTTTGTTAGTGCCAGATCTTCACCGTGACAATTTTGGGTTAGCATTAGCCAACAGAAACTACGGTGCTAACTTTTATAAAAATGGTGCGCATCTTAATGGAGTATTAAAACATCCTGGAAGATTAACTAACGAGGCATACGACAGATTAAAAAGTAGCTTTAACAGGGCATTTGGTGGAAGTCAAAACGCTGGAGGTACAGCTATTTTAGAGGAAGGAATGGATTTCCAAAAAGTAGGACTTAATCCTTCTGATGCAGCATTTAATGAAACAAAGAAAGCTACCATCTCCGACATAGCAAGGATTACCGGTGTACCAGGTATTTTGTTAGAAGATATGGATAAAGCTACATTTGGCAATATGGAACAGTTAAGCCAAATGTTTGTCAATTATACTATCATGCCACTTTGCGAAACAATAGAGGCAGAATTTAATAGAAAGTTATTTTTCGAAGCAGAAAAGTATCAGTATTGCACAAGATTTAATCTTGATGGGTTACTTCGTGGCGATATAGCAGCAAGATCTTCCTACTACACTACTATGCGTAATGTACTGGCAATGTCACCTAACGAGATTAGGATTAAGGAGAATATGAATCCTTACGAAGGAGGAGATAGCTATGAGTTACCATTGGCATCTAATATAAAGATAGAGCCATCCTCTGAAGGTATTGCACATGAGCAAGAAGAGGATGAGTTAGATATAAACGAAGATAATGGCGCACAGTGATTATCCACAGGCAGCGACTAATGCTGCAAAGAAAGCAAGGAAACACAAGGAAGACAATGGTTCTTCTTGTGGTACATCTGTTGGCTGGACAAGAGCAAGGCAGTTAGCTAATAGGGAATCATTAAGTGATGACGAGGTGATTAGGACATATAGTTTTTTAAGCAGAGCAAAGGTATATGACCAAGGCAAATATTTTGACGAGAACGAGAATGAGATATGTGGAAGCATTATGTACGATGCCTGGGGAGGAAGTAGTATGTTGCCATGGGCAGAGTCAAGAGCAAAGAAAATAATGGACGAAAGGTCTAAAGAAAATAATATGGAAAAAAGGAGTATAAATTTCGAACTAAGGGCTAAACCAGAAAGCCGCACTATCTTTGGCACTGCCACAGTGTTTAACTCTGCCTATGACATGGGATGGTATGATGAAGAAATGGCACCAGAATCATTAAATGAAGCTGACATGAAAGATGTTGTAGCTTTATTTAACCATGACCAAAATATGGTACTTGCAAGGACATCATCTGGCACCTTAAAATTAAATGTTACCGGTAATTCAATGGAATATGAATTTGAAGCACCAAACACAACTTTAGGCAATGATCTCTTGGAGATGGTTAAGCGTGGTGATGTGTATCAAAGTAGTTTTGCCTTTACTGTTGAAAAAGAAGACTGGCAAGAAAGATCGGGCATGAAACCTAAAAGAGTTATACGCTCTATTAAAAAAGTGTATGATGTTTCTCCTGTAACTTATCCAGCTAATCCAGATACAATGGTAGCTAAAAGAAGTTATGAGGCTACTAAGGAGATAGATGAAGATTTGAAAAAAGTGATTGAAATATCTGTTAAATCAGAAATTAATATACAGAACGAGCTACGCAGGAATGCCCTGCATTTACTTAATTTAAAAACAAAATAATGAACTCTAAGTTGTTAAGAGAAAAGCGGGCTTCCGATTATGCTATAATGGAAGACTTGCAGAAGAGAGCAGCTAGCGAAGGTCGTCTAATGAATGCCGAGGAATTGGCACAATGGGATGCCGCAGATGCTAACTTTAAAAATTATACAGAGCAGATTTCTCGTCTTGAAAGATGGAGTGAGATTAACTCTGAGGAAAGAGGTATTAATCCAGTAGAGCAGACTATTGCTGCAATGCCAAGAGATGCCAGGGAGATTGTAAAGTCACCAGAGTATCACACTGCATTCATGAAAGCACTTGCAAAGCGTGACTTGACAAGCAATGAGCAATCAATGCTTAGAGAGATGCGTGGCACTGCTACGATTACGACTGCGGAGACTGGTCTTGCAGGTGGTTATGTTATTCCTTACCAATTCTCTTATGAGTTGGAGAAGACAATGGCTTATTATGGCCCAATGCTTAATGTTAGCCGTATAATCACTACTCCACAGGCAGGTACTTTGTACTGGCCAAAGGTTAACGATACATCTACTGCTGGCACATGGCATACAGAAGGAGGAGCAGTTACTGTACAAGACATGACTTTCACAAGAGAGACTTTCTCTGCTCACGTTTTAAACACACTTGTAAAAGTGTCTGTTGAATGGGCAAATGACGAGTTTGGTCTTTTGAATACAGAGCTACCAATTATGTTAGGTGAGCGTTTAGGTCGTGGCTTAAACACTGCATTTACAACTGGTGATGGTTCTGGAAAGCCAACAGGATTTAAAGACGCTGCACCTTCTGGTGTAATAAGTGCATCAAGCGGTGCATTTACAGCTGCTAACTTAGTTGAACTTGTTCACTCTGTTGACATTGCTTACCGTAACTCACCATCTGCTGCATTTATGATGCATGACCAGATTTTAAGCGCGGTTAGAAAGTTAAACTTGGACACTAATAATACTACTTTGTTCCAGCCATCACTTCGTGAAGGAACACCAGATAGATTATTAGGCTACAACTTTTATGTAAACAATGATCTTCCATCTGCACAGGCATCAGCTGCAAAGATTATTTACTTTGGAGATTGGTCTAAATACATCATCCGCCAGGTGGCTAACAATGTGCTTGTGCCATTGCGTGAGCGTTTTATGGATGAGATGGAATTAGGTTTCTTGATGTATGCAAGATTTGATGGCAAATTAATTCAAACTGCTGCAATAAAGCATTTGGCTAATAAAGCGTAATAGGGATAGTATAGGGATGGGTAGCAATATCCATCCCTTATTAAAAATATAGACATGGCTTGGAAAGTAACAACGGCACCTGCAAAAGAAATCTTCACATTACAAGAAGTAAAAGATTATCTAAAAGTTGATGATTCAACAGAGGATAATCTGATTTCTACTTTGTTGCAAAGTGCAAGGCAGGCAGCTGAAAGTTATCTTAACCAGGCATTGATTACTCAGACTATTACAGAGAAGTTAGACAAACTTTCTGATCCTACGATTTATTTATCGGTATCTCCTGTTATTGCTGTTTCATCATTCCAATATAAGGATGGTGATAATACTACACAAACATTTGCAGCTGCTAATTATGTGGTAGATAATTTTATAAAGCCTGCAAGATTAGCGTTAGCATACGGCTCAACATGGCCGACATTGTACGGTAATATAAATGATGTTACCATTACCTATACAGCAGGCTACGGCACAGAGCCATCTGGTGTACCTGCACAAATAAGACAAGCCATTTTATTAATGGTTACAGATGCCTACGATAACAGACAAGATTATGTCAAAAGATTACCAACAGCATCAGAGTATTTATTAGACCAATATCGCGTTCAAGTATTATAATGAAGTATAACAAAAACGAAGTTACTGGAAAAATGCGAGATAGGATTATCTTGCAGAATGTTAACCGGTCACGGAGTTTAACTGGTTTTGCTTCCGAGAGTTGGGCAGATACGGCTACTATCTGGGCATTTGCAGAAAGCAAGTTACCAGGATCAAATGAGACTATTATAGATGGTAAAAACACAGCAAAGAATGTATGTGATTTTACCATTCGTTATATATCCACCATTACAGAGGAATCTCGTGTAGTGTGGGGAGATAAGTTATATCAAGTTAAAAATATTAAAGTTAGTCACGATAGAAGGTTTATTTCCTTCCAAGGTGTGTTCTACGATTCCTACATCCTTACCGGTGTAAACGTAGCTGCCTCTGTTACAGGCATTGCTACAACTTCGGCTAATCTTAAAATAATAATGTCTGTTATTGGACAGGCTAATGCTATTGCCTCTGCCATCGGTGAAATTGTAACAGCACAACAAGGTGTTGTCGAAGTGGCTTCCTCTGTTCTAGCCAATGGCACATCTACAGCAAATGTTACGAAAGTTATTCCTATAAATAGTAGCATAGCAGCAAGTGCTAATCTTAGCGCAACGGCTACTATTGTAGAAAATATTGCATCAAGCGTACAGGCTGCGGCTACAAGCACAGCAGATGTCCAACTTACTAAAGTATTAGCATCAAGCTTTACTGCTAATGCTACGGCTACAAGTGCCATTGATGTTATACAACAAGGTCTTGTAACATTTGAGGCAAGTGTTACAGCAACAGGCATAGCTACGGCAGATATACTAAGAATTGCTACATTAGCAAGTAGCCCTTCTACGGCTGCTGATACATCTGCCATTGCAACACTTACGCGCGTACTTGAGGCTTCGGCTACGGCTACGGCTCAGACATCTTCTGATGCACAAATCACTATACCAGTCAATGCTAATGCAACGGCAACGGCAAATACTTCGGCTAATGCTCAACTAAGTTACACGGTTAACGCTGCGGCAGAGGCAACGGCTCAAACGAGTGCAGATGCATTTATTACAAGGATAATAAGTGCAAGTGCTACGGCAACTGCTAACAGTAGCGCAGAGGCTGGCATCGGTGTAACCTTTGTCGCAGCTGCGGTAGCAACGGCAACAAGTACAAATGCTGACTTGTTTAGAACGGCAACGATGGCGGCAAGTGTTACGGGAAGTGCAAATATCACAGGTGCAACGCTTACCACCGTTGATAATGTAGCGGCAAGTGTAAACGCAGCGGCAACACAGGTATCTGATATAAATGTATTAGATGGTGATGCAGCGGCTTTCTTTGCAAGAGTTACAACTGCTGGAGGAAGTTTATCAACAACGGAAAAAAATGCAATTACTACACTTATTAACGATTTAAAAACCAATGGAATATGGACTAAAATGCAAGCTATTTATCCAATGGTTGGAGCAAGCGCGGCTGCGTGTGCGCAAAATCTTAAATCAGCAAGTTATACTGCTACATTTGGAGGCGCAATAACTTATAGTGTAAATGGAATAACTTCAAACGGAACAACTGGGTACATGGACACTGGATTTAATCCATCTTTACACAATAGTGCTGGTTCAAGTCATTTATCTTATTATTCTCGTACGGCAGTAACAGAATCAAAAGTCGATATAGGTTGTTATGGTAGCGGTTATACAAATCCAAATCAAATAGCTATTCACTATGGTGGAGGACTTACTTATTATAATCCAAATGGGACAAGTGACGCACAAGTAAGAGTCAATGAAACTAATTCACAAGGCTTATTTTTAGCCTCAAGAACAAGTTCTACATCAATATTTGGCAAAAGAAATAATAATACAGCTACAAATGGTAGCTTGTCAGAGTCAAGAAACAATGTTAAAGTATACATTCTTGCAGCCAGTATAAATAATAATGCTGAATTTTTTAATACAAAACAATGTGCATTTGCATCAATAGGGGATGGATTAACAACTACAGATGCAAGTAATTTTTATACGGCAGTACAAGCATTTCAAACAACACTTAATCGACAAGTATGATAGGATACAAATTAACTGAAAATCAAAAGAATTTTATATATAATAAATTTTATACACCACACCAATTTATAAATTGTGTGCAAGATATAAATGGCATTTGGTTTACTTTTTTGACTGATGATGACAAGGCAATTATTGCCACAACTGATTTTAATTGGTTGTTAGAATGTGAGCAAAAAGAATATATACCACCTATTCCAACAAATCCTTTTAATACCTAACACAATGAAACTTGGCATTTTTACAAACATTGAGGCTCCTGCTACCGACTTCTATCGGACAGTTGGCACATATAGTTATCTTGAACATGAGGTAAAGTACCTTGACATACAGAATACAAAATGGTATGATATTTTTAGCTGCGATGTTATCATAGCTAAATCACCTAACGGACAGTTGTACCTTGATATGCTACGTGACTGTAAACGCATGGGCAAGAAGATAATCATTGATCATGACGATAACTTGCACAGAACAGAGCGAGTTAATCCATCGCACAAGGCATTGTCCACAGAGGCATCAAAGAAGACAGTTGAGGAATGTTTGTCGATGGCTAACTTTGTTAGCTATTCTACTCCTGCCTTACAGGAATATTACAAAGGCTTTCACGAATGCCCAAGCCTTGTTATTCCTAACGCTTGGAATCCAATATTACAGCCTTTTATGCCAGTGCCAAAGATAGAGGACAAGGTCAGAGTTATATGGAGGGGAAGTATGCATCACCTTGATGACATTGCAACGATAAAGGATGAGATAAATATTATGGCAGAGTCAAATACCTTTGAGGTGGCGATGTTAGGAATACAGGACTTTTTAATGGGACATTTATTCCCAAAGGTTTATGTGAAAGAATGGACAAATAATTTATTTAGCTACTTTGAATTATTAAATAACAGTCAATGTCACTACGGTGTATTTCCGTTACTTAAGAATGACTTTAACTTAGCTAAAAGCAATATATTTGCTATTGAGATGTTAGCCGCAGGAGGAGTAGTTATTGCTCCTATTGGCATACCAGAGTATAATATACCTGGTGTATTGAAATACGATAAATTTAATGATGTGTTACGCATCATGAAAGATAGGACATTTGACAGGGAAAACATTGTCAGAGAAGGAAGGCAATACCTTAACGATGTTTTGCGCATTGACAAGGTAAACCAATTGAGGCAACAAATTTTAAACAATTTAAACTGATAAATTATGGCAGCTTTTAGTGATTATTTAGAAGACCAAATAACTGGATGGATAGCAGGAACAACATTTGCTGGTGCTCCATCTGCAACATTTGTACAGTTATTTAATGGCGATCCTACGGATGGTTCATCAGGCGGTACTGCTCTTTATTCAAGAGTAAGTGTAGCAAGTGGCGCAGGTTCATGGACAAGGGGAACAGGTGGAGCTGGTACAATTACCAATGCTTCAGCTATTACCATTACTTCATCTGCAACAGCTACGGCTTCTGCAACGCACTTTGCTGTATTTACATCATCAACAGGTGGTGATAAATTATTCTATGGTGCATTGTCAACTTCTAAAACTATTGCAGTTGGTGATGAGGTGAAATTTAATGCCAGTGCATTAACTCTAACTGTGGCTTAAAAATATTCCTGCCTTGAAATATAGGCAGGAGTTTAAAACATTACAATGGGTTATCTTTCGGCAAAGCAAATAAATCATCTTAAAGACCTTCAAAAATCTAATTACGCAGGTAGGAGGAGTTTTCAAGGTATGAGCTTACGAATAGTAGGTTTAGCCGATGCTGTTATTGAATTTGCTGAGTTGATGGAACAATGTACATTGAAAGAGCAAAGTAGAGTAATTGATTCTGCTACTCCCATTGCATTAGAGGTTTATAAATCTTTAGTACCAGTTAGTAGTAAAGCACATCGTATTTCCACCAATCCTTTTAAAAATAAAAAGATGCAAGGCTGGGAGAAAAACGATCGTGCATCAATGATAGTTCAACCAGGTAATTTAAGAAAGTCAATTATTGACTTATCTAAAAATCTTGTATCATACAAAAGAGCAGTAGGTGCTATTGGGCCGTTGTATAAAAGAAATACAATGAACAGAGGCATTAATAGTAGTGAAGGAACAAATGGATTCTATGCTCACATGGTTTACGGAAGTACGCGAGCATGGTACAACAAGATAGTGGTGAAGGCAAGGAATTTAAGTAGGGAGAAAGTTATTAAGCAAATGCGTGATGAATGTATATTTATTATGCAGGAGAGACCTAAAAAATTCTGGCAAGTATTATGATAGGTAAATTAATATATAGTAGGTTATCCACAGATGGATCAATAACGGCTTATGTTGGGACAAAGATATATCCGGACATTACTCCACAGAATGTGCAATATCCATTTGTTGTATATACTATTGTAAATAGCTTACCAGTTGATTTTAAAGATGGACAAAGTAACCTGGAAGAAATTACACTACAAATAGATGTATATACACAGAGTTATGATGATACACAAGACTTAGCTAATCTTATTAGGAATAGATTAGACAGATTTACAGGCATTGTAGAAGGTATAGATGTCCAAACTATTAAATATATGTCCAGTGATTCACAGGTCTTTAACGCTGAATTATCTGTATATTGGATGAGCATTGATTTTATGGCAAAAATGAAACGATGAAACTAAGATTATTAAAAGAATGGAATGGAAAAGCACCTGGTAAAGTAGGTGTATTTTTATCTGAATATGGTGAGCAAATGATAAAGGATGGAATTGCAGAACTACTTGATGAATCTTTTATCGTTGAAGAAATGCCGCAAAAGCAGGAAGTTGAGCCAGCTCCAATGTACATTCCTATTCCAGTGCCTATGTCATATTTCAATGATGAGGCAGATGAAGAGAAAATTAATAAACCAAAAAATAAATAAACATGGCAACTACTGGCATAATTAATGGCACGCTGATGCGCTTATACAAGGATAGCACTGCTATCGGTTACGCAACATCTTGCCAAATGAACATCTCCGCAGCCATGCGTGAAATTCTTACAAAGGATTCAGCAGCTGGAGGATGGAGGGAAGTAAAGAAAGGTCAGCTTTCTGGCACATTGTCCACTGAGGCATTGTATGCAGGCCCTGGCGATTCTTCTACCAATTACCTATTTGATGATCTCTTTACCGATTTAATTTCCGGTACTGCATTGACCATCAAATTTACTACAGACGTGCAAGGTGACAATGTCTTTACAATGAGTGCTATTTGTACATCATTAGACTTGAACGCAGGTGTGGAAGAGAATACAAGCTATTCAGCATCTTTTGAGGTGACTGGTGCAATTACAAAGACAGTTAAAGCATAATAAAAATTACCTAACATGAAAACAATAGTAATTGCCAACACGACTATCCCGATTAAATTTGGAA